GAGCGTGGAGTTTCCACTGCTTGTAGTTCTGCCATAGTATTTCCTTTATGTGGGGCCAGCCTTAGCCGGGTAGCCTTATTGTTGTTGTCGGAGTAGTATAGTTATTTCTTCTTGGTCTTCTTCTTAGGTCGAGATACGAATCCACCTTTGTTACCTACAAAGTAATCATCTTCCTCTTTCTTAGAATAATCTCTGTTTTTCTTTGCTAAAGCTTTTTCGGCCTGACCAGCTTCTCTTATTCTATCAGCTTCTTTACCAGACGTATCGTCATCTTGTGCTTTCAATACTTCAGCAATAGGTACATCGTAATAAGGTGTACCTTCAGGATTATCTATTTTTCTTTTATCAGCAAGGGATTTTTCCATACGTGATTTATTGTATTTTATTATTTGTTCTTGGCCAAATTGAGTTCTGCTTACATCGTTTATGATGTCTTGAGTTTTATATTTATTGTTATCTCCTGTTATGTCACCCTTAATTTTCCTATCATCTACATAAGAATTTAGTTGTGTCTGTAGCTTTTTTGCTCTATCTTTCTCTGCATTAGTCGTTGCTATAGATTCTAACCATTTAATATTGGTTTGGGCCTGCCTTGCTTTATCTAGGTAAATACCATTTACAAAAAAGTTGCCAATAAAACCAGCCCTTAACAATTCCTGACCACCAGTTTCTTTATCGTCTATTGAATCCATCGTATTATTTGCAAGAAGATCAGGATCTGAGTAGTCATATTTACCCGTCCAAGACTTAGGATCAGCAGGAGACAGGCTATTCATAAATGCATTTTGTTCTTGGTCTCCACCAGAGGCATAGAAGGAGTCAGGCATTCTTGTTGCTGTCTCACCATTAGGTTTAGTGTAAGACTCTCCAATAGCAGCCCCACCAAACCTATCCCCAGCTGGGCCTACACCGCCTGTTCCCATACTTGCATTTGTTACTACAGGTGCTGACCCTAAAATAAAGCCAGCAGGCACAGCTGTAATAGGACCATTGGCGTTATGTGCAATCTGCATGGTTGCATTTGTGGTAGGATTATAGTAAGACACCATTGTAGTCTCACCACCACCCATACCGGGAGCAGTAGGTCCAAAGGTAGAAAAACCTAATCCATAATTTGCTGGGTTAAATCCACCTGCAGCAAAGCCAGTTGACTTTTCTTTTAGAAGTTCTTCTGATACAGTGTCTGTATTAGCTTGTTTAATGTCAGTAGGGTTCATGTTAGCTTGTGTAGTATTTACTGCAACGCCCCGCTTAGATAGCTCTTGCATCAAGGCAGGGTTTGCATTAGCAGCTACCATAACTTTCTCAATGATAGAGTCCATACGAGTAGGGTCATTGTACAAAGATTCAGTCAAGCCACCTGCAGCGAAGCCAACAGCCATACCTTTAGCATTCATACGAGAGTTTACCATAGGATCATTCTTAGCAGCAATAGCCATCTTATCCATCAAGCCACCCTCGTAAACCCCTGTAGTAAGAGCCTGCTCAAGTGCAGCAATATCTTCTTCACTAATGTCCATGCCTTGTGGTGGCATTGCAGCCATATCTACAGGCTCACCTCCAATGCGCCCATCATCTTCCATCTTAGCTAAACCCATCTTAGCTTTTGTCCGTAGGTCTTCAAAGAACTTTACACCAAAGAAACGTACAACGTCAGCAGGTACAACGTACTCACCTTCACTTAGCTTAGCATCAATATCATCACGAACTTCTACTGGCAGTGATCCCGGAGGAACTTCATTGCCTGACACAGGGTCTACCTGTGGGGCTTGGCCGTTAAAGGCCATTTCCATCTGATCACTTATTGCCATTAACTTCATCCCTCAAATATTTAAGCTTGCGTAGCATTGCTGCCTCACCTTGACATCGAAACATATCATCTGTCTTTGTGACTTGTTCCATCTTCTTGTGTACTTGTAGTATCTTACTCTCTAGCATTTCGCAGAACTCATCCCACAAAGGCTTGTCGTTTACTAACTTCTGTAGTTTCATCTGGACATCAAACCTTTAACTAAGCCACCTTCGTTAAACTTAGGTAATCTAAGTATCTCATCTGCTAAAGACATACTTCCGTCTACTTCTATGTAATCATATAAAACGTGCATGTTTCCAGAAACCTTGACCTCGCCTATTTTATTACCTAGTGTAATGTTTCCAACTGTGACAGGTCTTAAATTAGGTTGAGGTATTGTGCCATCTTTATTACGAGATGTAATCTTATCCATTTTAACGGGTCCAGAAAATTGCATATCTAAACCGTAGTAATGCTTTTTTTTCTTACCAGCAAAGGCCTCTAAAGCTTCAGGTCCAGACATAGCTTGAACTGCAACAATAGGGTGATTTAATCTTCTATTTCCTTCTAGACTAAAATTACCGGGCTGTACTAAGTTAGTCCTATATACAGTACCTTTTTTACCTACGTTTTTCTCATAGTTATCATTCATATTCTTTAAAGTTAAATCAGGGCCATCATAAGCATTTGCCCTTGCAATACTTTTATTATCTCTACCTCCAGATAATTCTTTATTAGAAGTGCGAGGTGTGATAAAGAGATTCTGAAAAGTCTTATCACTTACATCTTGAGGTTTTTTACCCATAACAATGTAGTTACCAAAGTCTAAATCTAATTCAATGTTAGCCTCTTCTAACATGCCTGACATACGATCTCCTTTATAGGAACTATTCTTAGGATTAAAGAACTTTCCCGGAGCTGGCATAACACTAACAGATGATTCAGAAGCTAAAGCACGGCCTTGCCTTGCCACAAGAGGCTCTACAGTTTCTTCTGTAGGTATAACAATAGAGCCTCTTTCCTCGCCCTTTGTATTTACATCTCTTACAAATTTCTTTTTAGAACCCCTGCCAACAGTCTTGACAGGTGTAGCTACGTCTTGAAAGCCACCAAGCATCTCACTCAGTTCTTTAGCTATGAGTCTACTTAGTCCAGCCATTACTGTACGTTCCCACTAAAGCCTTGCTCTCCGGGCGCTGCAGCTGCACCAATGCCTATGTTACCACCTCCACCACCTGTCATGTCTTGTGGGCCTGCAGGGCCTGCTCCTTGAAGCGGAGGAACACCTGCTGGTGGAGCACCCTCTGGTCCCGCTGGGGGAGCATTAGGGTCAACTGCTACAGGAGGAGCTTGGAAGCCCTTAAGTATCTCTGCCTGTATGGCTGCGTCTTGAATAGAGTTAGTTACTTTATCAGGATCAAGATCCATGCTAACAGCAATCTCACGTATGATGTAATCCATCTTAGCAAACGGTGCCAGTGTTGGGTTCTGTGCAACCTGCAAGAACTGCATCAAGCGTTGGCTACGTACTTCGTTAGCCATCAGAGACTCAGTACCTTGGGCTTTAACTTCTAAGTCACCCTTGATCTCAGGGTCATAGTCAAACTGCATGTTGAAGCTAAAGAAAGCTTTGCCTAGTGGGTTGAGCAGGTAGTCATCTACGTTCTTAATGACAGTACGAATAGACCCGTTAGCTGCTGACATAAGCATAGAGATACCAGAAGCGGTACGTCCTACGCCCGACACACCTGTCTGACCGTGAGCAAAGCTAGGGAAGCCAGTTGATTCGTCTGCAAGTACTCGTGCCTTGTCAAACAACTGCATGTTCTCACCCGCAACGTTAGGGAACGATGTACCAAAGATAGCCTGACCCGGTGCACCACCTTGACGCCTAAACACTTTTCCGGGATATACTGACAAGTCTTGGCCGGGTACTAGGTTAGTCTCATCTACTTCAATGAGCAAGTTACCTGACAGCACAGCATTGTCCACCGCCATACGCATGAAGCCATTCATGAGTGTCTGGGTGTCATCCATGTTCTCAGCTATACCTACACCAAAGAAGCTGTAAGGATTGACTTCGTATGGTACAGCGTAGTAAGGAATGAGTGCAGGCTTGAATGGGTTCATAACCATACGCAAGACATTGCCGTTACATACCCACAAGTTTACGTTAAGCTGCTCAGCATCTTTAAGTGCACGAGGAATGTCTATGTCATGATCTTCTAATACTTCACGATCTACAAAGCCCCAGAACTCTTTTACGTCATAGCGTTCCGCTTTAGTTCCACTCTCATCGTCCTCCATGACTTGCTCCCACCACTTCTTCTCATAGGATTCACCCATCTTGAGAGAGTTGTCGATAGCGTTATCACGAAAGAAAGGGCGTCCCTTAAGGGCACGAAGCTGTGAGCGAGACATCTTGTGACGCTCAACAATGTACTCTGCCTCATCCATGTTAGATGCATCAGGGTCAGGGTAGAAGTTCCAGATAGATACATTGCTTGTAGAAGGTACAGTCTTTATAGTAGGGTCGTAGTTACCTTGGTCATCCCAATTAGGGTACTCTTTGTTTACAGCAAAGGGGCCTTTCATTATGCCTGTACCAAACAAGGCACACTCAAATGCAGCAAGGCGAAGCTGTTTGTTGGCTCCGCTTTCTTCTAACTGGTCGTGTATCTTCTTCTGCATCTTCTTAGCTGCAACCTTAGCTGGGCTAATAGTAATAGCAGTAGGCGTAGTTCCCGGACCTTCAATGACCTTATCCTGTACAGGACCAAGCTTATTAGCTAAGGCACCCATACGTTCCTTAAGCTGTGGCATTGTTTCACCGGGAGCAAGACGATCTTCCTCATTAGTAAACGGTGTAAAGGCTTTCTTTACAGTGTCGAATGCTTCTTCTGCAGCTGGGTCAGGGTTGGAGTCAAAGTGTACAGTATCAGCTACGCCCTCAGGAAGAGTAGTAGGATCTACGACAATAGGAAACTTCTTGTTACCAAACAGTACGTCAACAATCTGACCGTATGCAGCTAGAGTTTTAGTCTTAGTTACTTTTACAAATACACGAGAGCGTTCTGCCTCAGTGAATTGTACTTGGGGGCTATACAAGCCACGGTAGTTACGGTATGCTTTTAACCAACGTTCTTCATCTTGGCGTCTGGCGTCTTCTGCCTTTCGGAAACGATTCTCTACAAAGGATAGGATACTACCAACGGAAGCATCAGCTTCATATGAGTCTTTCTTTACGTCTTCAATAAAAGAGGATTCAGAAGATTCAATATTCTCTTCGTAGCTATCGTCAAAGTCTTTAGGGTCCATACTCAATATCCAAATGTTGGATCAGACGCTTGAAAGCCTGATCTTGATGTTGCTGGATCGTAGTCAAATAAAGAGCTACGGGGTCTTGTCATAATACCATATCGTAAAGCGTCATACAAGTGGTCTTCTGCATTTGTATCAACGTCTTCTGGGTTACGTTTATCTAAGGGTATACTAGGTAGCTGAGCTACAAGGTTAGTACAATGGTTAAACATAACTAAACGAGGTTCCTCTGTAAACTCATCTACCTGTAGTCTCCTGTGTAGTTCGTTCTTACCAGCTACACGAGAGCCTTTGGAACGGTCAGAGGGACGCCAGCGACACCCTCTCATATTCATTTGTTCTGCCAGAGAGGGGCCAGTATCACCACGTTTATGCCACAAACTACTGTCAAGGACACCGTAACGAACACCACCATCACCAGACTCTGCTTCTAAGATCATGTCAGCTAAGTCTATTGCTGTAACCTTAGAGCAGTATAACTCTCTATATATTACTAATTGCTCAGAAGGACTGACTGCAAACCAGACAACCCCTGTGTAACTACCGTAGCCATAGTCACATGCCCTGAACCTTGCCCAGCCTCTAGGTATATCGTAAGGCTCAACTACGTGAATAGCACGGTTAAACTCTGGGAACGCTGCACCTTCGTTTACATCCCAATCACCATCAAGCAATCTCTTACGTTGCTGCTCAGGTAGTGACAGAAGCATAGTCTCGTAGTCACCACTATCAGCTAGGTATGGATTATCAAACAAACTAGCAGGGATAAACTTACGTTTGAATAGAGGTTGATCTTCCTTCTTGTGACCTTTAGGGTAGCGTAGTGTCTCGCCTGTCTCTATGTTAGTAGCCCAGAACGAATGGTTAGGCGTTGCAGGATCAATAAACATCTTCTTGACCCAAGCGTGACCCGGACCTCCGGGGTTAGTAGTAGCTCTCATGTACAGACCTAACTCAGGTGCTGCAGATCTTAAGCGACTCCTCATGTAATCCCACGCGAAGCTAGAGGACCACTGAGTCAACTCATCGAAGGCTACATAGTTAAACGCCTGTCCTTGGTAACGCATAACGTCAGTGTCTTTATCCAAGTAAGACATCCAGAGCCTACCGCCTTGAGGTGTAGTCCATTGAGACTTTCTCTCTGACCACTTAATACCCGGTATTGCTTTAGGGTATAACTCTTGGCTCTTCTGTATAAGCTCACGTAGTTCTTCTGTAGTGTGTCGTACTAGTAGTCCACTAAAGTCTTTGTTACCTAAGTTACGCAGAGGGTCTGCTAGTGTAGCGTATGATTTACCACCCCCAGCTGCCCCACCATACAGTACCTCACGTTCATTAGCTGCTAAGTAGTTTGTCTGTGGGCCGGGGTTAGGTTTAAAGACTACCTCTTGTGCAAACTGTACGTCATAAGGTGCAGGTGTTACAGTTGCGAATACTCTATGCTCAGGTGTTGTCTCTTCCGTCTTCGTAGGTGTAGTAACCAATTCTTTCTTTTTCAAGCGTTTCGTATTGCTGGATCGTTTCTTTGAGCCAGAGGGCAAGCTTACGTTTAATTGCAGCAAGTG